TCGACAGGTCAGCCCCCGACAGGTTAGCCCCCGACAGGTTAGCCCACGACAGGTTAGCCCACGACAGGTTAGCTCTCGACAGGTCAGCTCTCGACAGGTCAGCTCTCGACAGGTTAGCCCACGACAGGTTAGCCCACGACAGGTTAGCTCTCGACAGGTCAGCTCTCGACAGGTCAGCTCTCGACAGGTTAGCCCCCGACAGGTTAGCCCCCGACAGGTTAGCCCACGACAGGTTAGCCCACGACAGGTTAGCTCTCGACAGGTCAGCTCTCGACAGGTCAGCTCTCGACAGGTTAGCTCTCGAACCGTTTTCGTTTTTCAACCATTTTTGATGTTCATCGATGATTTTTTTTAGTTCGTTTTTCATGCGTTACCTCCTTATCTGATCGGCACTAAGACGATGAGGTGCTGACCTTCGTGAACGGTGCTGCCGGACAGATGATTCAAAGCTCGAATCTCGTCGATCCATTCTCTGCGATCAACGCTGTCGGGGCAGTATTTGCCGGATATCGCCCAAAGCGTGTCTCCGTCTTTCACTTGATACGTCTGTTCGTGCCATTCGATCGCGTCCATCGTGGATTGAAAAGCGTGGTTGAGCAGTAATATGCTCACGATCACGATCACAGCAGCAAGGATCAAAACCATCGTCGTGTTGTTAGCAAATAATTTAGTCATTTACGATTCTCCTTCTTCCCGATTAGGCAAATCAGCACCAACGTGGAGCAGATGATTGATGTAATGATGATGCCTGTCACGATTTGAACACCTCCTCCAAATCATTTTTGAGCCATGCGAACGTTACTTCGCGCGGATATTTCTCGCCGGTCGCCCAGTCGCGTTCTCTCACATACACGATCGGTTTCGCGATGTATTCACAAAAATGATGTTCGAGTTTCGCGCCCTCGCTGTTTTCGCATCCAGGCAGGAACAAAACAGCGTCTGCCACGTCGATCATGCCGATGTCGATTCGCATGTATTGAGCATTGGTTAAACCAGCAGGGTTTTTCGCGGGGTTGAGCGGTATGTATCCGAACGCGATCAAATCGTCTTCTGCACGTTCGAACGCTTCCCAGTATTTTTCCACGCCGGTCATCGGGCCGGCGATGTATATGATTTTTTTATCTCCCATTGTTTACACCCCCACGAGGACTTTCAATTCTTCATATACGAGCGGCATCGATTCTTCCGGAATGCCGGAAATGCTCGGCGCGTATTTGTCAACGATTGCTTTCAACTGCGGTTTTTTGCCTTGTTCGATGAGTGTGCGAGCTATGCTGCGAATGTCGGCCTCGGTGACGGTAGGTGCCGGCGATTCGATGTTTTCGATCTTTTCAGTTTTTGCTATCGTCTCGGCGAGTCGTTGCTGCACGTCGTCGAGCGATGTCGATTCAGGATCAGGTTTCGCGACTTTTGAAGCATCGATTTGAATTGCTTCCAAAGCGGCGACAAGCCGGTCCAACCTTGCGCGATCATCCGCGCAAAGTTCAATGGTGATGTTGTTCATGAGTGTTTTCCTTTCTGATTTTTGTTTTTTCGGTTGCAACGATCAGATCGATCGCTGCTTGTTTGATTTCGCGCATGCGTTTTTCCCTCTCCTCCGCGGTGAGTTCGGGGCGCGAGACTCGAACGATGTTCATGTGTTACCTCCTGATGATATGCGGAGTTGTAATTTTTGCGATGTTGTTCTACATTTTAGAACTTCAAAACAAAAAAATATAGATGGATTTGTTCGGGCGGTATGTCGAGCAAATCCTCATCGCAAACGCGAATGACATCATCAGGCGGCCATTTGGTTTTGTTTTTCAAACGGCTGCTCAACGCGCTGCGATTGATGTGAGCGACTTCAGCAAATTTTGACAACGTGCCAAATTTTTCAATGATTCGGCCTTTCAGTTTGCTGAAGTCGAAGACGATTGTCTTGTCTTTCACGATTGTGCCTCCTTTCTTCGTTTTTGAATCTGAAACAAGTTCAACTTTCTTGAACACGTCAACATTATAAGACGCGGATTTTCATTTGTCAACTAGTTTTTTCAAAAAAGCGGAACTTTTATTGAAATGTTCCACTTTTTGTGTTATAATAACATCAGGAGGTGATATAAATGAAAAAAGGTACTTTACCCGAACGGCTCGCGATCGCGATGGAAAGACGCGGAATGCGCGCGGTTGATGTTGTTGAAAGAACGAATATTCCGAAAGGCACGCTCAGCTATTACATGTCAGGCAAATCCAAACCAAAGTCTGATCGGTTGTACATTCTCGCTCAATTATTAGATGTAAACGAAGCATGGCTCCTCGGATACGATGTCCCGATGGAACGCACTGCAGACCAAAAAAAGAACGACCAACTCGCAAAGTTGATCGTTAGAATGAGAACTGATATTGATTTTTATGAGACTGTCGCGGCTCTCGCCGAACTCAATGAAAGTCAGTACCGGGGCATTAAACAGTTAATAACCGCTTTCAATGAGTAGTTTCAAAATTAAATCCAGAAGGTGCTCATCGGCGCACGTTTGCAAGCGTTCGATGATTTGTCTGATGGTTTGTTCTTGTTGCATAATATGCCCTCCTTCGAACGTGTGTTCCATAACAGATTATAGCACATCGACCGCGTCGAAAAGAGTCACAGTTTGACAGATTTGTGAAAAAAGTTCATAAGAGAGGTGGAAAACCATGTACGTACTACCGGATTTAAAAGGAAAAGAAATTATTTTGTATCTGCGAAAATCACGTGCTGACGATCCTTTGATGACCGTGGACGAAATTCTTGCCAAGCACGAAGAATTGATCATCGATTGGATGAAGGTGGCGCTCCCGAACACAGACCCGATCCCGACAGAAAATATTTTTCGCGAAGTCGTATCAGGAGAGACGCTGAAAGGTCGTCCACGCATGATGGAACTGCTGCGAAAAGTTGAATCGCCTGAAATCAAAGCCATCGTTTGCAAAGAACCAAGCCGGCTGTCTCGCGGCGATTTGCAAGATATCGGTTATTTGGTGAAAGTCCTTCGCTATACAGGCACTGTCGTGCTCACGCCGCGCGGATGTTACGATTTGCGCGACGATCGTGATCGCGAACAATTCGAACGTGAATTGATGCGCGGTAATGATTACTTAGAATACCAAAAGAAAATCATGTTTGACGGCAAACTGTTAGCCGTAAAAAGCGGGCAATATATAGGATCGATTCCTCCATACGGCTACAAAAAAACTTCATATAAAGATAAAAACACAAATCGAACATGCAAAACACTCGAACCGCATCCGGACGAAGCACCGATCGTCAAACGCGTCTTCGAACTATACGCTCAAGGCCTCGGCGCGATCAGAATCTGCGATATATTGGATGCGAAATACGGTCGTCCAATGAACGGCGTTAAATGGGCACCAAATTCGATCGCTGAGATTTTGCAAAATCCGCACTACATCGGGAAAGTGCGCTGGAATTATCGTCGTTTCGAAAACACGGTGAAAGACGGCGAAATCAAAAGGCGACGTGTGACTGCCGAAGATTGCTTGATCTTCGAAGGATTGCATCCGGCGCTCATACCGATCGAACTTTGGGATAAAGTACAAGCGATGCGCGGAAACATACCGCGAGCACCGAAAAAATCAGGATTGAAAAACCCCTTGTCTGGTGTCATTCGATGCTCGTGCGGAAAAACCATGACATATAAACAACCAAAAATAAAAGGCGGGTATATCGGACGCCCGCGATTATTGTGCGCCGACGCACGCTGTAAAGAAAACGGATCAGCGATTTTGAGCGAAATCGTTGACGAAGTGATCAACGTGTTGCAAGAATGCATCGACGATTTTGAAATTCGCATCGAAGCCGGCGTTGACGACAGCGCAGAAGTTCACATGCAATTGATCGAGCGATTGGAAAAACGACTCGAACAATTGCGTGAGTTGGAAACTAAACAATGGGATGAAAAAATCAAAGGCGAAATCCCGCAGCACGTATTCGAAAAACTGAACGCGAACACCGTCGCGGAAATCGCCGAAATCAATCAAGCGTTATGTGAAGCAAAAAACGCCACGCCCGTCCACGTCGATTTGCATGAACAACTAATTACCTTCCACGCGGCATTGAACGCGCTCAAAGACCCAGACGCGCCCGTCGAAGAACAGAACAAACTCGTGAGGGCTTGTATAGAGCGGATCGTATATCGTCGACCCAACCTCGGCACGGGCAAGAAAAAGAATCAACCGCCCTTCGATCTCGATTTCACTCTCCGCGTTTAATTTTGTCTTATATGTCTGACATCTACATGCTATTTCGATTGCATGTATATGTAGGACATAATAAAAAAGAGCATAAAAAAAGCCCCCGGAAGGCCTGAACCTTTCGGGGGTTTTTGCGTTTACTCTTTAAGTTCGGGAAGTCCTGCCACGCTGGTGAGCAAAGACAGGATACCGGCAAGCGCTGACGCACTGCCGACCAGCACCCAGTCCACCGCACCCATCAATGTCGCGGTGCCAATTGTCGCGATGGCTGTTTGTGCCACGGTTTTGAGTGCTCGCGCTCCTGCGGCTTTGATCCACTTGATTGCTTTTTCTTTTGTCATCGTTTTTTCCTCCTTATCGGTTTATAAGATGATTTTGCAGTTCGGTCTTTGCGTCCTGCATTTGCTTGATATTGTTGCCGTCGATGCCGTGCTCCAGCAAGGCGATGAGAGCTCGCTGTGTGACGCGCGCCCCCTCGTCGATGGCGTTCAGGTGGTTGTTGTCATTGAGCAACTTTCGGTCAACGTCGCGCTTCCACTCCTCCAAAGCGTCGAGGCGCTTGTTTTGCTGCTCGTTCGGTGCTTTTGCAGTTTTGACCGCTTTGACGATCTTCTCCGCTGCGTTCGAGAGCAATACAATAGCCGAGGCCGCTGCCAGCACCGCTGTGAGAATCGCTCCGGGTGTCAAACTTTCCATTTTGATGTTTCTCCTTATGTCGTTATGATGGCATCAAATCCTGCCCGCTTGAGTCGGGCAACCTCTGCCTCTGCGTTCTTTTTGTCCTTGTAGGCTCCCACTTGTACCTTGTAAAGCGTGGACGCCTCTGCGGGCTTGTTTTCGGCCTTGTAGGCGATGCCCAGCGTTTTCAATATTCCGCGGGCGATAGCCTCTCCCATTTTTACGCGCTCCGGTTCAGTGTCGATCAGCGCGATGTCGCTGCTGTCAACGAAGGCGCACTCAACGATCACGGCGGGCGCTTTGGTGTTTCGGATGAAGGCGTAGTAGTCACGCCCGGAAGCATTGAGGCGCGTTTTAGCGCCTCGGGACTTTTGGCCCAGCTTCGCGATCTCTGCCATAATATTCACCGCGGCGGTCTTGCCGATGCCTCCCACTTTGCTGTAAAAGGTTTCAGCCCCGTCTCCTCCTCCGGCGTTGTTGTGAATATCCACGGCCAGGTCAGGCGCGAAGCTGTTACACTCCGCGACCTCCTGCTCCACCGGGTCGTTCTCGTCTTTCGTCCTGCTGAGGCGAATGGAGACGCCGTGGCGCTCCAGCTCAGCCCCGCAGGCCTTCGCGATTGATAGGTTGAGAGACTTCTCCAGCAGGCCGCCCTTGCCGACGGCTCCGCTGTCTGTGCCTCCGTGTCCTGCTCCGATAAATACCTTTTTCAAGGTGATCAGCTCCTCGTTGTCTTGTTACCCGATAAGGGCTAAAAGTTTAATAAGTTGATCTTCGGTAATAATCGTATTTCCGATTTTTATAGCTCCGTATATTTGAACTGTGCCGTTTTTGTTTACCTCAAACACATTACTTCTCGCGTTATCACTTGTGCCGTTTCCAATCACAAGCAACTTTCCGCTATTATAATTGCTTTGTTCGTTATAAGTGCCAATAGTGACAGTATTAGGGTTGTTTGATTTCAACCCCACGCCGAACATATAATTGAAGTTTACTCCCCCAACATTGCAGTTTTCACCAACAACGGCGCTTGAATTTCCGCCGTTAAGGTTGTTATTTCTGCCGCCAATAAGCGAAAAGTTTGCACAAGCACCGTTCGCTACATTGTTTTCTCTGCCAAAAATAAGATTTTGATGCCCGATGCCGCCGACACCGTTTTTATTGTTGTCTTTGCCAAACACCGCATTTCCGCTGCCTTTGACGATGTTTCCGTTTCCGTTAACTGTGTTGCCGTGACCGCCGATACTTTCGTTTCCAGTTGCGTGTACCTCGTTATGATAGCCAAATACCACATTATAGCCGTCTTGGTCGAAGATCTTGCAACCTTCGCCGACAAGTACCGACACGGGGCAGATGTTAAGGTTATCTTTGCCGCCCATTAACATATTATCGCTTGAATAAATAAACTCGTCGGACTCGCTTTTTGCCGTATGATTATTAGTTCCAAATACGATATTTCCGCCAAATTCTCCGGAGTTTCTGTTGTATTTGCCTACAGTAAACGACCAGCTTGCTTTTGATTTATTTTCTTCACCGCCCACCAGCGAATGGGAGCCTTCTGCCGTATTGTCCTTTCCCGTAACAAATGCATAATTTGCTTTTGCGTAGTTATTGCCACCAAATGCCGCAGAGCTTATGCCTTCTGCTCTATTGCTTGGGTTTATAGACCCATCAATGTCTATTTGTTTTAAAGATCGTGCGCCCTCGCCGTCAACGATATTGTTTGCGCCGCCGCCCTCTCCGGGATCACCCTTGTCGCCTTTGTCACCTTTATCGCCCTTTTCGCCCTGTATGCCTTGTATACCTTGAGCGCCCGTGTCACCTTTTTCGCCTTTGTCGCCTCTGTCGCCTTTTTCGCCTTTGAGCGATGCTTTTTGCTCGGCGGTCAGCTTGTCAAAGCTCACGGTTCCGTCGGCACCGGGATCGCCTTTGGGACCTCTCAGCCCTGCGAGCAGGATCTCTTTTCCGTTAAAAGTTGCCATGCTTTGCCTCCTTTATAAATCCATTATTTTATAAGCGCTGTAACCTGTAAGCGTAGATGAAGCTTGTGGGTTAAAGCGTAAACGATACCCAAATTCAGTATTTTCATAGGCTGAGACGTAAGTATTACCGACGTATGAACCATACGCTGGCTCGGTGAGATATGGTATAGCTATAACGTCCGTTACAAAGCTTTCCGAGTTTTCAGTTTGTGAATGACCAATAAGTAAATACACGCCATACTCAGCAATGATAAATCCATCTGCTCGCACATCATACTGAGCGGACTTACACCCCGCTAACTTGTTTGCGCTGTCGGCCGTATCTACGTTATCTGCTCTTGTGGCGTGGTCTGCTTCCGTTGCGCTCTCTGCTTTTGTGGCGTTGTGTGCACGTGTTGCGGTGGCGTTTAATGCACCGACGACTGTTAAATTGCCGTCGATCGTGCCTCCGCTTTTTTTCAAATAATCATCTTCTACTTTGCTGTTTAAGGTAGTTAGATCTTCGCGAAGGCCTGCGATGAATAGATCTAAGCGATATAAATCGTCGGACTTTATTGTTGAGACTTCTCCGCCTATATGGCCTAATTCTATTTCAATAGCGACTATATCTTCTTTAATGGCGGCTATTTCTTCAGCTGCATTAAATGTTTCATTTGTGTCTTCAATTGTTTCGACTCTTTCTTTAATAGCAGCTATTTCTGTTTCAATAGCGACTAATTCTGCTTCATTGGTGGTTATATCTTCTTTAATAGCGGCTGTCTCTACTTCAATAGCGGCTATTCCTTCTTTCAAGTCCTCGACATCTTTTATCGTCGTGGATACATCCTCCAAAGCCTTAGCTGCGTCTTCGCTCGTTTTTATAACTTCCTCCAGCGTGGGGTCGTCCTCCAGCAGATAAAGCGTGTCGGGCTTGACTTCGCCCTTCTTGGTGAGCTCCTGGAACTCCTCCATGCTGCGCACCTCGATGGGCAGGCTGGACGTGGAATAAAGGCGATCCCACCACGTCTGGAGGATGTCGCTGTATTCTTCAATAATGAGAGGCGCGTTGTCAAAGCCATCGGATACTCGAATGCTGGTGTTCGGTGCAGTGCTCCAGCGGTACTGGACTTTGTCACCGTCCAAGCACTCGAAAGTCACACCGAAGCTGAGCGAACCGGCATAAACTGTGGCCGTCCCAGCGACCAACCAGGAGAACACGACCACGTTCTCGTCATCGGGATCGATGTGAAGGTCGTCCACTTCGTAGCAGTCCGCGGACTGCTCCTTTGTGATTTGATCGATGTTGATATAGTGGACTCGCACGCGATTGCAAAGCGACATATCATGCTTATCAATCAAGCGGGGAAGCGAAAAGGAGAAGCGTTCGGAATTGTGATCGCCCTTCACCAAAGTGAACTTCTGCGATGTCTCGTTTATAATCGCCCGCGTGATTGGATCAATGCTGCAACGCGGGTCGGTGTCGTGTATTTTGTCTTTGTGATTTTGTGCCATGCTCGTTTTTCCTTTCTTCAAAAATTATGCTGTGCGTCGCCAAATTGACACCTGAATATAAGGTGGCATGTTGTTATGAGCCGCTCCGCCTCCGGTCTCCACGCTATCGTAAGCCATGGCGCTACCACCGGAAGCCAGCCAAGCGTGAGTCTTTGTAGCGTCGCCGCTGTTGGTGTAAGTTGAGCCGTGAGTATGTACCGGCAGCTCGTTCACGGTCAGCTTGTGCTCCCTTTCTCCTCCGGTCTGACCAATAGTGTCTCCCGCTTGAGAAGCCCATAAGAATCCACCGGTCAAACGCACCCATGTGCCGCCAAAAAGCGTGGTCGGGTTGATATGACTGTATGAGATATAAATGCTTCCCACAGGGTACGCGATCAGAGCATCGGATTGCCAAGATCCCCACGCATTAGCTGAACCGGCAATGCGAGTCCAGCGTGTCCTGCCTTCATAGGCGACTTGCCTCGGCAAACCTCCCGATGCGTCCTTCCAAGGAATGATGGTCTGAACTGGCCCGTAAGTAGAAGACGGAGCCGTGAAGCCGATTGCCTCCAACTCTTTGAACTCCCAAACGGTCCCGCGACCATACGTCGTCATGTACCACTCGGGAATTTCGTTAGTAGAACGATTGTCGATCATGCCGTGAGCTCCATATAAAGCGCGTCCGTTGAGGTATATATCACCTCCGACGTCCACGGCTCCGGGTCTTTCTGCGACTTTAAGCATGCCGATGCTGGTGCCATCCGCTCCCCAGTTCATCAACGTGAATGCCGTTGACGCGCTGGTGATTCTTGTCGTGGTTCCGTGTCGGTCAGTTGCTGTCACTTCCACATCGTAAGAACTGCCGCTGTCTGCTTCAAAGACATGATCCGCTCCGTTGATCGTGTACACATTCGCCAAATTGCTAAGCGTCACCGACGTGAAATTGCTTTCTGTGGTTTTTTTGTATCGAAGCACATAATTGGCGATGTTCTTTGAATTCAGCGAAGTAATGACTGCGCTGAAATTCGCTCTGATATACTCGCCTTGATCGTTCTCGGTTCCGTTCGCATCGCAGCGTTGAACCGTCAAAGCGGAAATGACCGGGTACGCATACGCCAACACCTTCATGGTGTAGCTTGCCGATCCGGTTCTGCCGCGTTTGTCTTTGAGCGTCACCGTGATCAGGGAGTCGCCCGATGTTTTCAACGCTCCGGTGGTCGCCGTCGCAGTTGAATAAATCGCGCCGTTGGCTTTGACCGTATATGAGACGATCGGAGAGCTATAAGCCAGCGATGAGTTTACTGTGATTTTAATCTTGGAGAGCCCTTGTACCGGCGACCCATAAATGTCATCGGCGCCTGTGATGTCCTCCAACGTCAAGGAGCAAGAAGGTTTCACGCTGGCAGGGACTGTGACCGTGAAGCCGGTGTACTTGGTGCCGACCAAAGTACTGCCGTTGTATGTGTCCACGTAAATACGTCCTGATGCGCTTGTCGCGGCCGGGATGTCGTTCATAAAAGATAACGGGACCGCCCAAGTCGTGCCTGTCGTCACGCCGGTGGCGATGGTTCCGGTCCGATCGCCGTAAGCATAGCGCACTGTGTGAGTGAATGCGTCAGATTTTCGATTCATGTGAATTGAAAAAGTCTCTCCGAAATCGCCCACGTTTCCAGTGGTCTCGGGCCAAGTTACCAACGAAGGCTGCGACGCTCTGGGAATGGTATTTAAAGTACCACTGCCGCTGCCGGAAATTGTGCCGATCCAGCCGTTGAACGTGATGTCGAACTGCTGGCTGAATGAATAACTAAAAGACTTGGTGCCGTCGTCTGCGTGCGTGATGGTCGTCGTGCCGCTTGCCAAGGTCTTGGTGTTGTTATTGCTGATGCCCACGGTGTTGGTGCCATTGTACTTGGTGCCGTTGACCGTGACCGACCAGGTCTTGGACGCGCTGGAACTGATGGCGCCGTCGCTGGTTGCGATCAGCTGCAACGTCCAGCTGATGATGGTCGTGTTATTGGCGACGCTTTGGCTTTTCTGGGACCAGCTGAACTTCAACGTGTCCCAGGATGTCACCGCGACGCTTTTGCTTCCGCTTGTTGCCATGTTTTATCCTCCCACCTTCAAGAATGACAGCGACCCATTGGAGCGTGGCACAAAAGCAAAGTTACCGAACTGTGCCCGCTCGTTCACCTCCACCACGATATTGCCCGTGTGGAAGTCCACGCCGTCCCACCATCCGAACCGCGCGCCGTTCTTCTTAAAGACGATCATATCGTTTTCAAGTGTCAGAGTGATGGCGCTATCGCTGGCTCCCAGCTTGATGTCGCCGTTGTCAAAGCTGATATATTTATAGATTTCTGTGAGCTGAGCGCGGGCTTCCGCGTCGTTCGCATCGACCGTAGCTTTCAAGCTCTCAAACTCAAACAGGAATTGATCCGCGAATTGGCTCATGCTGGAAGAGACCGCCTCGGTCAATTGATCGTTCGTGGTGTAAGCCTGCGAGACTTCCTGCTTGATGGTTTCGCTTGTCTGTTCGATCAATGAGACCAACGATCGTTCGGTTTCGTTCACCACGTTGGCGATGTTCAGCTGGTAGTCCGCCGTTATCTGCGTAGATACCCGCTGCAGCTCGGAGAGGTTTTGGCTGTCTCCTGCCACGTCCGCACTGGTCAGTGTGCGGATCTCTTTGCCCAGCGTGATCCGGCTGTTGGCAGGGTTGAGCAGGTCCTCCGTGCGCTCTGTCAGCAGGAAGTCCTCATCCACGCCGTGGGGCGTAGACTTCACCCGGATATTGTCTCCGACCTGGTAGCTGTCGATGTCCTCTTGCAAGCACGACAGGTCCAGCGCTGTCAAGTTCAGCGACGTGATGATGTAGCGGTTTGACGCCAGCCACTCCTGCGCCTTGCGTAACAGGTTGGTGGGGTTTGTTACGTCATCCCAGACCACCGGCTTTATAATAAAGCCCCGAAGCGCTCTGGCCTCCTCATCCACGATGTAGTCCTTGCCATTGTTGACGCTCTCGATGGTGACCCTTCCGGCGCTGCCGAACTGCGCGCCATACGGAAGAACGGCGGTCGCCAGGTTTGTGTTGGCTCCGCTGCTGGAGAAGTCCAGAAGGTTCTCGCCGAACTCGATGACTTGATCGCTGCGGTAGTTCAAAGAAGCGTACCAATTGATCACTCGAGCGCCGTCTGCCGGGTCTGTGGTGAAGATAAAATACCCGCCGCAGCGCTCTCGCAGTTTGTTGATTGTGTTGAGCGTGGGTTTTGCTTCCTTGCTCTCCAGTCGGATGTAGTCGTTCGGGTCCGTCACGGTTACGGTCCCGACCTTGAATTGCTTGACCGGCTCCACCTGGCTGTTATAGTCGTTGACCACCTCAGCGAAAATAGCGGCGGGTTCATCCTGATAAAGATACGGCCGAGAGACCGCATCTTGGAAGAAACAAAGCTCGCCCTCGCAAAGCACCGTTCGAACGTTGTAAAAGTCAGTCGTCGGATAAAGCGCGCGCCCTCTGAATTTCAGAAGCTCGTCGCGATATATTTCCACGATGGTCTTGTAGCTGGTAAACAGGGAATACGCGGGATGCCTGGGAGGCATGACGAATTCCGCCGTGCCTCCTTTGTTCAGTCCCGTGGTGACTTCCAGCTTTTGGAGGTCGTAATCTTCCAAGCGGCTGTCATACGCCAGCACGCCGTCCGCGAAAATCTGGATCATCGAAGCACCGCCTCTCTATACGTGACGACCAGCGTCCCATCCCCGCTAAAAGTCACAACATGATCGCCGGGGGTGAGTAGCAAAACGGGCCATTGATAACTGGCATCATCGGTCAATGCGATGGATGCCGTGCCGTATTTCAACAAGATATCTCCGGTCACGGTCAACACGGGCACCAACGCCTTGCGTCCTCTGTTAGACAAGACCGCGGTCTTCTCCTCCTCCGAAGCCTTCAAGGTGTACATAGTTTCCTGTGCTTTGTAGAGCCACGGTTCGACGGTAGCGGTCAGCGTCACGGAAGAATGAGCGGGCCGGTTAAAGTCCACCTCGACATGAACGCGCCCGATCAAGTAATAATCTGGGTGATCCGGGTGAACAATTTGCCACTCCAGCCCGTCTAGTTGATTGACCAGCTCCCCGATCAATGCAGTGCGCTCGGTTCGTGTACCTTCGGAGCACTCCAACGTGGCTGTCAACGTGCGCGTGTTGTATCGCGGCAGCCCGCTGGTGTTAACGGTGGAGAGGTCCCACGCTCCGTCGCCTCCGTTCTTGTCGATGTATTTCGTTTTTTGCTCCGGGTCGGACAAGTTACAGCTTGCAAGCGTCCAGCCGTGCGCGGCGGTATTGTACGCCCCGATGTGTAGTGTTCGTTTTTCCACTTATACGGCCCCCCTTTCGACCAGCACGCGGCGCTGTCCCAGCGCGCTGTTCATGGTGTTGGCGGTTGCCCCGACCAATTTGTCGCCGTTGATCATGAGCACTTGTCCTTTTTCTATTGCCGCCAATATGCTGTCCAGCTTAGACAGCATCCCGCCTTCCGCAGCGGAGACGGTCTCCGGAGCCGCGAAGGTGTTTTGCAAACGGCGTTCCAGCGTCAAGCCGTTCAAGCTCTCAGCTTCTCCCAGCATATCGTTGGACAGTTGCTGCATAGCTTTGAGTGGGTCGTCTGCGTTTTCCTCTATACCGACCGCCATGCCTTCGACCAGCATCTTGCCGACCTGATCGCGGAACACGCGCGACGGTGATTTGATACCAAAAAAGCTTTTAATTCCGCCAAGGATAGAATCGCCAAAGCTTGCGAGCTTGTCTGTGATCCAGCTGGTCATATCCTTAATGCCGTTCCAAAGTCCTTTAATCAAGTCCTTGCCGATCTGGGCCACGTTTTTCACGCCTTGGCCCAGTCCCTTAACGATTGCCGCGATGATAGTCGGCATCTGCTTTATCAGCTCCACCACAATCTTTGGAATAGCTTCCAAAATGCCGAAAAACAACTTGATCGCCGCATTTATCAGCAAGGGTAGGTTCTTCAAAAGCGTGCTGATTATGGTGCTAATAATGGTCGGCAACTGCTGAATCAATGGCGGGATGATTTTTGGGATGGCCTGAACGATAGCCAGCAGCAGGGTCACGGCCGCGTCAAGGAGCACCGGGATGGCTTCGATCACCGCGCTGATGATGGTGTCGATTATCACAGGCAGTGCCGGGACCAAAGCGCCAAGGAGCACCGGGATGGCGTCCAGGATCGCAAAGAGAAGCTCGATGGCTGCGTTCAAGAGCACCGGGATGGCATCGGTCAAAGCGTCTAAAATAGTATTAATTATAGACGGCAGCGCCGGGATGAGCGCGTTTATAATTACCGGGATAGCATCCACGATGGCGGTCAGTAGAGTGATGCAAGCGTCCAGGAGAACCGGGACGAACGACACCAGCCCAGTGGTCAGCGTTTCGATTAGCATCGGCAGCGTCTCGGTGATAAGTGCCACGATCTGAGGCACCAGCTGTTCCACCAATGTGCTCAACATACCGGCCAACGTCTCGACCACCACAGGCACATATGTGATGAGCATATCCACCAGCGACGTGATCAGTGCCGGCAGCGTCTCGGAAAACAAAGCCAAGAACGCCGGCAAAGCCTGAGTAAGTATGGTCATAAGTATGACCGGCAACTGTTCGACCAAGGTCTGCAGCATAGCGGGGAGCGACAACATGATGCCGTCCACAACGGCCACCAACGCGTCTATAATAGCCGGGATGCTGTTGACAAGTTGACCCACCAAACCGACGACAGCGGTCACGATAGCAGGCAGCAGCGCAGGCAGATAAGCCGCCAGTGCGTTCACGGCCTGGACGGCCACGTCGATGAGCGTTCCTGCTATGTCCGGGAGACTGTGCAGCAACGTGGTGGTCAATGTCGTGATGAGGCTCATCGCCACTTCTGCCACAGCCGGGACCAGCTCGGTGACTTTGTTGAGGAGCTGAGAGATGAGACCAGACAGCCCTTCGCCCAGATTTGCCGCGGCGCCTTCGTCGCCGTTCAACATACCCCGGAAGGCTCCGGTCACCTCCTTAACGCCCGGCACCAGGTCGGACAGGAGAGAAGCGCCCAGGAGCTTGATGTCGGTCAATAAAGGCTCAACGGCCCCGCCGACTTCTGCCATAGAAGAAGCCCATGCTTCGTTTGCTTCGTTAGCGCGGATGACCTCCGCGTTGGTTTCGCGGTATTTGTCCGCCGCGCCGGAGTATAGGCCGCTCAGCGTCTCCATGATAAGGGTCTGCCGCTCCTGCTCGGAGTTGCAAGCCGCCAGGCTCATGTTGAACTTGTCCTCATTCACGCCCGCCCAGTTGAGGGCGTCAGCCAAGGGGCCAGTGACGGCGCCGACCTTGGCTGTCTCATTCGCGGCTTCGGTCAACCCCTCGATGGGGAGGCTTGCGCCGAAGGTGGCATACACGCCGGTGCAGATGTCTGTCCACTTCTCCAGATCCTTCTCGTTGTCGGTCAGCTTCGCCAGGTGGTTGGCTGCCTCCACGGCCTGGTCGGTTTCACCCAGGACACCCTGCAGTTCTTTGTATGTTTTCGTTGCTGCTTCGGAGCTGTGGCCGTTTGTCGTGAACGCGGTGTCCAGCTTGCCCATCTCGGTGCGATATTCTCTGGACGCCTCCGCGCTTGCGACAAGTGCGCCGACCGTAGCGGTGACGGCTGCACCGACAGCGGCGAAGCCTTTGGCCGCTATTCCGCCGGCCTTTTTGACTTTATCGCCAAAGCTGGAAGCCTGGTCGCCTGCTTTGTCCAGGTCCTTCCCGGTGTCTTTGGCTTCGTCTCCGAGCTTGTCTACGTCTTTTCCTGCGTCCTTGTTTTTCTTGCCCAGCTTCTTGATCTCGTTCGCGGTTTCTTTCGCGCCTTTCTCGTAGCCGATCAATTTTTTCTCGGTTTCGATGATCTCACGCCGCAGGGCTCGTACCTGCTCCTCGGAGACCTCCCCGCGTTCGAACTGTTTTTGGACCTGCTTCTCTGCCTCTTGCAGGGTCTCCAGCTTCTTGGCGGTATTGCTCACCGCCTCCGCCAAGACTTTCTGCTTCTGGGCCAGGAGGTCCGCGTTGCCGGGGTCTAGCTTTAACAGCTTGTTGATCTGCCCCAATTCGCTGGACAGATCCCGGCTCTTTTTCTCGACGTCTGCTAAGGCTTTGCCCAGCTTTGTGGTGTCGCCGCCGATTTCGACGGTCAAGCCCTTGATGGTATTTTTAGCCATTCGCCGGCGCCTCCTTTCCTCCGAACTTTCGCCGGAGCGCCGTGCGGTCCGGCTCGGTCTGTTCCATTCTCCATGCGTTTCGCAGGTACTCTCGCCCTTCCTCGCTGCCGTTCAACTTTGTGATAAATGCATCCCGGCGGTAGGTCAGGTACTCGACATAATTCAGTTTCTGAATTTGATGAAAGTTCAGACCGGTATACCCCGCGACCAAGTTCTTGTACCAAGTGGCGGAGTTGTATTGATGACCCCCCGTACTGTCCGGCATCGGATAGTAGGGGAGTTTCAGTTTTTTGCGTCCTGCATCTCCTTAATAAACTCCATATAACCGGCCGCGAAGCGGAACACGTCAAGCAAAGACATCTTGTATTTGTCGCGCAACTCCTCAGCGGTAAAGGAGAAGCCATCCTCGTTGCAGTTCATAAGATCCGCGATGAGTTCATAAACGGCACGGATGGTCTTGCCGTCTTTGGTTTTTGCCACTTCCTGAAGCTCCGGTGTGGCTGCGATCAAACGATCCACCAACTCCGCCGTGGGAGTAGAAAGATTGACGATCGTCTGTGCTGCGTCCTTCAATCTCACCGGCCATGTGGGTTGTTGAAGGGCGTTAAAATCAAGCATTTTCATGCGTTATTTCCTCCTTTAGATAAAGAAGCGGGAGGTATTGATATAAGCCCCCCGCTTAATTGATTAAGCTGCCGGAATCTCTTCCACCAAAGTGATGAGCGTGCCGTTCTCGTCCTGAGGCAGTGCCTTGAACTCAGGTTCGATGACCGTGCCGGCGTCTGCGGCAAAAGTGAGCGTAAAGCCCGCAGTATTACGGCCTCTGATAAGCACCCAAAGATTGCCGTCCTTTTTGTCTTCGTGGAGGAAACAGATGACCCATTCTTTGCCCTGGCTATTGCCGGCGCCACCGATGTGGATGGTTCTGAGGCCGTTCTCCTCGGTAACGGTGCAACGATCCGCGAGGTGCTTCAAGGTGGTGCCGTTCCAAGTGAGAAGGCCAAGCTTCATGAGCGCCTCCTCCGATGTGGTGATTACCTTGGAGACGTAGCCGAGATCGTCTTTCTCCTCGTATGTTTCCTCCGTGTAAGAAAGCTCCGCGCCTCCTTTGATATAGCCCAGAAGGTTGTCAGCCTTGCAAATGTCGGTGTGAGAAAGCATAGCGTCTCCGGTGTACTCAGCAATATAAGCCTTACCGGAGCCAAGCGTAATATTTTCCTTACTTCTCTTAGGCATGTTTTTGATTCTCCTTTATATTTTTTCGATATATGAAAACTCATATATTACTTGATACCGGCGCACGTCTTGCAGCCAATATCGTGATTGTTTTGACCATCGAACTCCGCGGACGTTGAGTTCAACTTCGAGCTTTTTCTCAACTTCAGGATCGGATTCTTTTTCGTATAATTCGACGGTATAATCGTGCGTGAAAATTCGATTGGTTCCATCCGGGCCGTCTGCGCTTACGTCGTCAAAATACACGGCATAAGTTTTCGCGTTTTCGGGTGATCGGATGAACTGCGTCTCGCGAAAAGGAACGCCAAGCGCGGTCAATATTTCATCGATCATTTTTGAGCGCCTCCTTCACGCTGTTCTCGTATTCAGGCAATATTTCATCAAGCGAATCTTGCAAAAACGAATCGCCCGGTACACGACCGCCGGTTGATTTCGCGTGCCCGTGAACAAGCAAATGCGTCAAGCGGTAATACGGCGCTTTGACGTACCAAACAAAACTTTTTGTGCCGGTCGGCGAAACGATCGCCTTGCTCGATATGTGCTTCTTAAAGGTCCCTGTATCAACCGGAGCGCGTTCTTTGGTTCGTTTGACGAGCATCTTGATCGCGGCTTCGCCGGCGTTGTCGACGCGCTCGATCACGTTTTTGTGATATGTCGTCAATTCTGTCTCGATCGCTTTATTGAGCTCGGCGGGCTTGATGATTCTACTCATCGACGCCCACCTCCTCAGCGGAAGCGCGTTGCACCACCAATTCCAGCTCCTGCCCGGTTCGATAAGTGCGAATCACGCGGTACCATACGAAATCGAAGACGCACAAATACTCGTCTTCATATTCCAAATAATCCGCGAGCACGAATTTGAGCTCAGGTCGAAAATTGGTAGCTTGCGCCTGATAAAATTCTGTCCGCCCGATGCTGTCGAGACGACAAAACACATCGCGACGCGTTTCACTGATCACGGTGTACCCGTCATCGGCGAACGTGCGCTTGATGAGCGTCAGAATTTCATTCATCGTCGGCATCCTCCCAACCATAACCTTCGGCGTCTTTGAGACAGTCTCTCAATTCGTTGTAGCGTTTTTTATATTCCGCTGATTTCACCACGTCGTCTGTGTAAAGCGATTTGCAATACAGTTTGATCGCGTTGAAAATAAGCGCATCGTCTTCGTCTTTGTAAATGATGCCGTGCACTCGCAAATCAGCCAAACAAGCGTCCACGTCTGTTTCGATGTCGTCGTTCAACTTGTCGTGCGCTATGCGGATGCTTTGTTTTAACTTGATAAGCGTATACGCGTTCATTTGCACACTCCTTCTTGATTTTCAAGCGAGGCGATTAAGCCCCGCTTATAGTGTTTAAGCTTCTACGGTGTACTTGATGAAGCCGTTCTTGACGGTTACGCCAGAACCGAGTTCAACGTCGCCGCGGATTGCATCCATGAGCTTGTCGAACGCGAAATCTTCGGAGACCTTAACCTCGTAATCCGAGAACAGATCGAGCTCAAGAGCCTGAGGATCGCCGTAAAACATCTCGCCGGTGGTGAGGTTGCTGTTGATGCAATAACGAACGGAAAGACCACCCTCGCGAATCACGCCGGTGTTGCCAGATGCGTCGGGAGTGATTTCGTAAAGAGCCTTCTTTTCGTTGGTTCCGCGAACATCACCGAACGCCATGAGGTCGGCCTTGGTGAGGAAGAGCATCGCGCCGCCCATGGTGGACTCGTCGTTGCCGTAGCTGAGAGCGATGGTGCGAAGAGTCTTCGCATCGATAGCCGCACCGGGTACAGCCTTAACGAGATCGGATGCCTTGAGCGCTGCGGTAACAACCTGTGCCGCCTTACGACGAAGCGCGATCATCGCCTGCTCTCTTACTTTGGAAGCATACTGAAGCGTGGTCTGCTTCTTAGCCTGCTTGGAAATGAAATCGAGCACGGCAACGGATTCGGGAGTGATGGTCACAAAACCGAACTTCGCGAGCGATGCGATTGCAGCAGCCTCGCCCTCAGTCTGATTTGCAGCAGCTGCTGCGTCTTCGTCGACGTATGCGATCTTATGGCTGCCCATGCCGACGCAGTTCACGATCTTAACAAGATCGATGATGCTGGAAACTTTCGCGCCGGGAAGGTCGTTGATGCCGTCAACCTTGGTAGGCTGTACGAGCTGACCGGATGCGACGGTGAGCGCACGCGCCTGATCAGCATCGATGGTCATTCTGTTGTTCTTTACGAAGTCGTTTGCTGCTCTCTCCTCGTCGGATACCTTCGCGGGAGCTGCCACATGAGTGCCTGCACCAGTTGCGATGCTCTGACGAAGTGCCTTGCGTGCTTCGATTTCGTCCTTGAGATTCTTCATCTCATCGAGAAGCGAACGAGACTCGTTCTCGAGGTTGGTGAGATCCTCACCGGATGCAGTGTCGATTGCTGCATCGATTTCGGCAAGTCTTGCCTGAATTTCTGTGATTCTGTCCATTTTAATTTCCTCCTAAAGAAATGTTTATTTTTGCGCGCATTTTCCTGCGTCGCTCGTCAAGCTCTGCTTCTCTCCGAGCTGCCTGGGCGATCTCTCCGTCGACCCACGCGCGAGCATTGATTTCGGTGTTGTCGTTCGCGGGAATGCTTACTCCCGAAACGTCGTAAATTTTGGCGACTGTACGGTGGACGATCGTGCGACTTGTTGCGTCGTAATAATAATCTCCCAAACGGAATCGCCAACTCATTTTCGTGATCATGCCAGCTTTTACGTCGCCGTAATGATCGCGAGCGGCTTCTGTCTTGCTGAGGTCAGCCGCAAAAAACAGACCTTCGTCGTCAGGTTCAACGATCAAAGTGCCGTTGCCAGTACGCGCAAAAACGCGACCAGCGTGGTCGTATTGATAAATGATGTCGCTCATATCACACGCATCGAAACATCCACGCTCGAAACGCTCATACACGGGCTGATCGTCTGCATCGTAATAAAGCACATAAGGCTCATATCGAGCAGCGTAGCCGTCAACGTAATGATCGGAATCGAGACGTTTGGTTTCATGTGCCGACGAAAAAACCGTCAACGCGCGAACCTGAGCCGCATCCTTAAACTTGATTTTGCTGTCCGGTGTCATCGTTTGTTTTGTCCTCCTCCTTTTCAGGATTCTGTTGCTTTTTACTTGCGTTCAGCTCGTTCTGCGCTGTCGTCAATTGTTCTTGCAACGCCGCAACTTGATCGAGCTGACTGATTTCGGTATATTCTTTTCGGATGTATCGCTTGTCTCCGTCTTCAACGTGCGGCAACTGCCAAATGTCCATGATCATGTTGAGCGAAAGCACACCACGATCGAACAATTGACTGCTGACTTGCAGCTTGTCCTGATTGGTCATGTACTGCAAACGATTCGCGCTCCACACGATCGCGTTGTTGCGTTTGCGTTCGTTTTGCGTGTAAGTCATGACCGTCATCGCCTGCGAAAGCTGAATGGCGAAAGGCTCGACCTTGCCTTCGTAATAAGCGCTCCAATCATCACCAACGGCTTTATTCTGCAAGATGTTTTCGTTGCTGCCGAAATACGTGAAAACACGATTCTCGATGAGCTTCATCTGTTCGGGGTCAACGATTTTAGCTGTCGATTGAATTTGCTGGATGTTTGTGTACGTGTTTGGGAACAATGCCAAACCGCCTGCATCCGAGCCGAGATTGTTTTCAACCCAATCTTTGCGCTCTTTCTCCAAGTCTTTTCCCTTGGTGAAATTGCTCATCGTCGCCATGAATCGGAAGCTTGCGCTGTTTTTAATGCCTTCCGCGATACCTTGATTCTGCGTCGCGAGCAATTGAAGCGTGGGCTCGAGTGCGCTGTTGTCTTCGCCAACGATGTCGTTATTGTAAAGATACTTGCTGATCACGCCGACGCGCGAAAGCTCGATCGCGGCTTTTTCGTTATTGCCGAACGTGTAAACGAGATAAGGTTCGCCGTGTAGTTCCTTGATTTCGGTCAAACTCGGGTTGATCGGGTAATAACCGACCAAACGATCGAACTCGTCAAGGATCGGAGCAATATAACAAGTATTTTTCGCGTCGTATATCGTCGCCGCTTTATAGACGAACTGCGCCGCGGTCATGAACGGATTGGGTTTGCCGTCGAGCATCGCCTGAATGCCTCGACCGTCTGGGCCTGCCACTTGCGGCATCAATTTGCTGCAGTGATTGGCGAAAGTATGAATGCACGCTCGCGTCAATTCCATCTCGTAAACTCCGCCATCATACGTGGTAAAGCTGGGCGTGTACCCATCGAGCATGGCAAAAAATTGACTGAGATCATTCTTTAATTTGAATTTTCCAAAGAGCTTCTGAAACGCTCCCATTATTGCCTCCTATGCTATATTCTTTAGCTGCTCGCCGATCTGGTCATACCACTTCTGGCGAACGGTCAACGCGTCCACGACGGCAACAAAACCGTCGATGTGACAACGTTGATCAATCTTGACCGGACGAATTTTTCGCGTCTCCTCGTTTTGCTTCATGCCGACGTTAAGAAAATGAGCCATGAGCACGTTGTTGTCGCCGAGCAGTAGCGTCTTGTCGCGCAACAAGCCATCGCACTCGTGGATCACGGGCGTCAAATTCTCGCCCTGGTAAACGTCGTCCATGTGGAAGCCATAACCTTCCATCTGCTGGACCAAATATTGAGCTGTGTATCGGTCATAGCCCACTTGAAGCGGGAGGATTTCGTATTCTTCGACCAGCATTTTGAACCATTCAAAGCAGTCTTGGTACTGCACATAATTCTCGCCGCTCGGTTGAATCAGGCCTTGATTGACGTATAACCTATACGGCACGCCTTCGCGCTCTTGCAATTCGTCGATCTTGTTCTCAGGCATGAAGAACTTTACGAACGTGTGTAGCTTGCCAGCTTTTTCGATCAATACGCAGCAGGCGGTCAAGTCGGTCGTCTGTGACAGGTCTATGCCTCCTACGCAGTAGGACGATCTAAACGCGTCTAGCGTGTATCGTTCACCGGTCACTGCATCGACCACGTCGTACGGCAGCCACGCCTGCGTGCTGCTTTGCTTGATGTTGCAATACTTGGTCATGAACTCGGCGCGCTTGCTTCGACTGTTTCGCGCGATTTCGATTTCTTCCAAGAAGAAGTCGACCGTCACGCTGACGCCCATGTTCGGATTTGCCTTTTTGAGCTCTTCGATGTCGTCCCATTTCTTTACATCGTCGATCATGTAAATGATCGGGAGCAGACGACGTTCGGCGCTGCTGCCGTTTAACACTGCAGTGGACCGAAGCATGAGCTCATCATACGGCCCATCGTTCACGTAACCGGCCGTACTGATCGACAAAATCATCGGCTGCTTACGCGCACCTAACGCGGACTTCATGACTTCGTATTGTTTTAAACCTTGCTCCGCAGGCCAGCTGGCGATTTCGTCGCAGACAGTCATATGCGGGTTAAATCCATCAGACTTTTTTGCATTGAACGCCAAAGGCTTGACGGAGCAATTAGTTTCTTCGAGATATATATCCGATCGACGCTTTTGAGCCAAATTCATAAGCTCCGGCTCGCGCGCGATCATTTTGTGGAAATTGTCGTAAACGATTGCCGCTTGTTCCAACTTAGGAGCAAGGCAATAAATTTTCGCGCCGTACTCGCCATCGAGATAAGTCATATACGCGATACAAGCCGACGCGAACAAGCTCTTGCCGTTTTTTCGACCCATGACCAAGAACACTTCGCGAAAAATTCGCAAGCCGTTCTCGTCAACAATGCCGAACATAAGACAAACAGTTGACTTCTGCCACAATTCGAGCTTGATATAATCATCTCGACCTTCGCAGTGTCGGCAAAAGGTTTCGATGAACTCGATCGCTCGATTTGCTTTTTTCGCGTCGAAATAAAAAAGACCATCGCTCAATCCCGCGATGATCTTGTCATACAGTAGTTTTATCCATTTACCGACAACGATCTCACCGGATTGTATTTTAGAATGATATTCGTGTATGTAACTCGCGAACGGTGTCATCTGTTCATCATCGCTTCCAATCTGCTTTTCTTTTGCGCCGGAGGCACAATTTCGAGCAATTGTTTCACGATGGCGTTGAGATTTTTTGTGAGGCTGATATGCACATCAGCCGCCGCAGCTTTTTTCAAGCCGCTTTGATTTTCGCCGTTTTGATAAGTTTCTACCCAGCCCGACGCGTTGAGCTGTTCCTCCAAATCTTCCAAACTGATCGTGATGAAAGCGGCGCGATCAATGAGCGATTGGCATGTTTGAAGTTTATTAGCGTCCAAACCTTCGAAAAGGCTCAAAAGTCGTTTCTTTTCTCGGGCGATACGCGTTTCTTTTTTTAATTTCGCCATATCTACACCCCTTTCACGTGTTTGTGGGAAGAAAATTAAAGCTCTCTCACCGGTCTCCCCGCGACGTATTCTGGACGCGGCATGGGGGCTGTCCGCTTGCCTTAATAATCTGTATTGCGAATAATCTCTCCATTCGGTCCGTATAAACATCGACCTGCTTTTGCTTTTCGCGGATCAACTTCACGATTGTGACATGTTTGACATTCGTATTTGAAAAGCTCAGGATTTAGGCTTATATTCGGATCGTTGCAGTTGTCATCATCAAGCCAAATAATATGATGCACAATCTTTCCAGGTTCATCGTGACATACTTCACACAAACCACCGTCAATAGCTTTCCGATGTTTAATGTATGAATGCTTGGCTCTGTACCAAGCCCTGCTTTTGTAGAATTCCTTTTGTGTCAAAATCCCTTCCACCCACCGCACCAGCGTATCCTATGCCGGTATATACACTCATGAAATTCGTATGATATAACTGGAATAACCTTCCAGCTATTCATGATAAAATTATATCACCACATCGAGTTTCATTTAGTCCCTTGCCACACATGAAAATATAAGTGCATCAAGTGCATCAAGTGCACCCATATTTCTATAAAACTCTCAGGAAAGACGCTAAATGTTATAAAATCATATATTTACCGCCTTTCCTGAAATAGTTTTGTAGATGTTGATGCACTTGATGCACTTGATGCAATTGGTAAAAAAGTCTTTATATATCAATGGTTCCCGCGATTTTTTAAGTGCACCCACACCTCAAAAAAGTGCATCAAGTGCATCATGTTCATAATTTAGACATATATGAACAGATTATGAACATGATGCACTTGATGCAGTAAGTGCACCCAACTTTAGTTGGCTAAAGTGCGTTAAGGTGCATAAAAAACACGCCTTCGCTCAATGCGATGGCGTGTTGATGTGTTTTTAATCGTCGAATTGTTGATCGTCGTAGGATCGATGGAGCAATTCCTCGATCATGTTCACGACGTAATCCGGTGGGATCCTGATGCCTGCAGACCAATTTTGCACTGTACGAAGCGGGATCCCAAATTTTCGCGCGAGTTCGGTTTGTCCGATGTTGTATATTTTGCAGATTTGCTTGATGGTCTTGGTTTCGTTCATTTTTTATCTTCCTTCCTCATTTTGGATTCACCGGTCATGTTCAAATATTTTCCGTTGCGTTTGATTTGCACGACCAAGTCACAACCGTCGCAGCGGCATCGAATGCCGAAAGGCCGTTTGGTGATTTTGTACGCTTGCGGGATGCTGCGTTGAATTGCTTTCAAATAATCGTTGATGTCTTCGTAGTCTTTTTCGTCTTGCCACCTGTGCCACAGGTCGATCAAAAAATCAGCGTCGTCGCGTTTGATTTTGTCCCAAAGTGTTTGAGCATTCATTCCGATCGTCTCCTTTATTCGTTGATTTCGCGAAGTTCGATGTCGTCGAGGTGATAACCTATTTCGAGCAAGAAATTGACGGCCGTTTCGCGATCGGGCGCACTGACGTCTCCGATGTAGCCTTCGTGGTCGATATATGCTGCGAATAACATGATCATCACCTCCTTTTTATTTCATTTTTATTATACACCCATTGAGTGTAATTCTCAAGAGATCGGGAAACGATCGGCGATAATTCCTTTGTCGATGAGGAATTCGGTTTCGTGATCGTAGCTCGGAATTTCAAAATGATCGCGCGGGAATTGAGTGATCCATTCTTGGTGGTCGAGATCGGTTTCGAAAACAGCGGACGGTATGAACCATCTTTCGACGGTCGTGCGTTCGTTAATACCGAAGCCGCCAGAACGCTTTCGATATGCTCGAGCGTAGCCGTTAGTAGGGAATTCGACTCTGATCATGGGTTGACCGTTTTTCTTGGATGTGCCGAACGCTTTGACGATGCCTTTCGTGAACAACCAACCATTCCACCCGGAACGATTCGGCGCGAAACAATAAGTCGGCACTTGCACGAGTTGATCGATTTTGACGTTTTTCGCGATTTTCATAATTTTTTCCTTTCAATACTTGACAATTTTTTCCGCCTGTGATATAATGTTCGAGGAAGAGCGGGGCGGTTCCGCTCAACCTCTTTTAGGGACTTATCAGATGCTTTGGTCGGTGTCGGTAGGTTCCTTTTTTAATTCGTTCGCGATTTCGTGGATTCGTTGTTTCGCTTCGTTTTTGTCGGTTGACAGGTCGATGATGATTTCGATTGATTTGAGCAGCGCTTTCAGTTGTTTGTTGGTCATTGTTTTTTCCTCATGTTTCATTGTTTTTTGTTACCGCCTTTCTGTAATCTCTCTTTGATTACTTACATATTATACACCCAATGAGTGTAAAAATGGCTACAAAGTTTCTAAAAGAATGTAAACAAGCTGCTAACAATTAAAAACACCACCGAAAAAATCGATGGTGTTCTTTTGTTTATACGTTTTTCAGCTTTTCGATTGCTGTTTTTCGGATGCGAAATATTTGCGATCGTTCATAGTACATTTTATATCCGACTTCTTCCCACGTCAGGCCGTCGATGTAGTGCAAACGAATCGCTTGACGTTCGCGAGGTTCGAGCGTTTCGATCGCGTTTTCGATCGCGATGAGTTGATTGTTCAAGTTACGGATTGATTCGTCGTAATTTCGCAGTAAAACACTTGATGGATCGCGTTCGACGCGTAAAACGTTTATTTCTCGAACTAACGATTGAAGGTGATCACGTTCGTTTTTGATGTCGCGATATTGTCGCAGCTGTTTTTCCGTCATTCGTCGTTCGCTCCTTCGTCGTTCGTTTTTTCAGATCGTTCGGATGCGGGAATGATGCGGATTTTTTCACGACGAGTTTTTTCACGTTTGACGATTTTCAACGCTTCGGCCGCGATTCGAATGTTTGTCCATTCTTCACGGAACCACGTTTGCCATTTTCCGCAGCGTTCGGCGGTGCAATTTGATGTCTCGTCGTGCGGGCATTTTTTGCAACATCCAGCTTTGAATTTTTTACCGTTCATGGTCGTGCTCCTTTTCCTCCTTTATAATTTCGCTGTGAATTTTTTTTGTTTGCCGCTCAAATAAATGATCGGCGTTTCCTTGCTAGACGGCTTAAATTCACCCGCTTCACCGTATCCGCCATAGTTGAGATTGGCTGCCGTGTTGATGAAAAGTTTATCAACCAACGCGACTGAGCTGTTCGACGGGTCAACGCGATGAAATGCTTGACGAATAATCATTGGCAGATGCGTGTGCGAGTGTATGTATATATCCGCGTCGATGATTGATGCCATGTCGGCCAAACGATTAGCTTTCGCGCCTTCCTTGCGTCCTCCGCCGCTTCCGTGCAGAGCGTAGATTGTATAGCGGATTTTGCGTTTGTGTACGTGCGACGATCCTTCGCCGAAACGTAAAAACAGGAGCGCGGACGTCGGTGAGTACCTATGCGACAAATCGAGCTGCGCCGCGATCAACGCTGACAGGTTGATACCTTCGTGCTTGTAAGTGCGATTTTCGTGGTTGCCGTGTGTGATGCAAAGAATTTTGTCTTTGATCGGTTCGAATATTGCAACCGCGCGCTGCAGTTGTTCCATCGGGTTGAGCTTTTGTGTGTACGTGTCGCCGATGCTGGTCTTGGTTGCGTTGTCAAGTATGTCGCCGTTCATGATGCAATAAGCGTTCGGCGTGTCGCGCACATATTCGATGCGTTGCATCAGTCGTTTGAGATCGCAGTGTTCATCGCCCACGTGCTCGTCGGCGAAGATGTGCAGCTCGATGTTTTCGATGTCTGCGGGCAGGTCAATTTTTATTACTTTCATCGTCAGCCCTCATTTCTCGTCAATGGTTAATGTCGATATCGGGCATCGCGCCATAGAAATGCACCTTGTAATGATAAGGATCGGTTGGTGTTCCAGTGATGTCTTCGACCACATAAATCACATACTCGTTGAGATATACATAATTTTTCTTGTAATTGTTTGGACCTACCATACAAGTCACCACCAATTCGCTTGATAAATTGTTACTAAGGCTCATATAACCTTCCATTTCCATAACGATAAGGTCGGTTCGAGCATTGTAAACGGTTATCTTTCGGGCGACTTGGAAATTGTCAGCCGCTTGCGACAGATTGTGATTCACATTGTCGGCTGCGGTACAAGACGCAAAGCAGAACACGGTAAATATTACTACCAATAAAATGCTGATAAGTTTTTTCATTCTTTCAATACTTCAAGCCGTAACGCGTCGATCGCGGCGGCTTGTCCTTTCTCTTTATTTTGTAATGATTTGAGCACGCGAGCATCGTGCGTGCCTTTCAAGATCAAGTGATAAACGCGGCAGACGTTCTTTTGTCCTGGTCGATTCAAGCGTTCGTTTGCTTGTTGATACAATTCGAGCGACCACGGAAGCCCGAACCAGATGAGGATATGCCCGCCGTCTTGCAAATTTAATCCGTGACCGATGCTTGCCGGGTGTGCGAGCGCGACCGGTATTTCGCCTCGATTCCATGCGTCGATGTCGTCAGGCGTGTCAAGCGCGCGGCACTTGATGCGTTCGCGTATCCGATCGGCATCGTGTTTGTACGCATACAGGAGCAGAACAGGATCGCCTCCCGCTTCTTCGATCATCTCTTCGAGCGCGTCGAGTTTGATGTCGTGAATGTGGTGCACGTTTCCGTCTATGTCGTAAATAGCACCATTCGCGAATTGGAGCAATTTGTTCGTCAATGCCGCGGCTGTTCCGGCGACGATTTCGCCGTCTTCGTCCAGGCATTCGAGCACTTTGTCGCGTTCGAATTGTTTGTATTTTTTCAGCAGAGAGGGAGGCGCGTCCAGTTCGATGTCGATGTACTCTTGACCTGGCAGCGTGATCACGTCTTCTTTTTTCACGCTCATGCACAAATCACTTATGCGATCATACACGTCTTTTTCTGCACCCTCTCGCGGTCGATAACTATAAACGATGTGCCCGTTCATCTTGTCGGGTACGAGATACGCGGTTCGAAATGCTCCGAGCGTGCGACCTAAGCGCTGCCCTTGATCAAGCAAATATATCTCGGGCCAAAGGTCCTCCAATCCGTTCGGGCGAGGCGTACCCGTCAAACCGATCAGGCGACGGATACGGCCGCGCACTTTTCGCAACGCTTTCCAGCGTTTCGCCTGTGCGGATTTGAAGCTCGATAGTTCGTCGATGATTACGATCGGGAAAGGCCAACGCGTCAACAGCTTATCGACGAGCCAAACGACGTTCTCGCGGTTGATGACGTAAATATCGGCGCGAACGTTCAACGCGTCCAGGCGTTGTTTTTCCGTGCCCATGACCTTGGAGACGCGAAGGTGATGCAAGTGTTCCCACTTGCTCGCTTCCTTGCTCCAAGTGTTTTCGGCGACGCGTTTCGGCGCGATCACGAGCACAGGTCCGGCTTCGAGGTAATCGTTCAAAAGTCGATCGATTGCTGTCAACGTGGTTACGGTTTTGCCTGTTCCCATTCCCCAAAGAAGCGCGCACGCCGGACGATCGATGATCCAACCGATGCCAGCCGCTTGGTGTGGGTATGGTGTGAAATTCATGTCAACGATTCCTTCCCATTTCGTCGAAGATGCACAATTCCAAAAATGCGATTTGTTCCACGTTTTGAACGAACCACACAGGAAAACCTAAGCGGCGCAGTTTGTTGGCCCACCATTCCTGCATTCGGCTGATTTGTCCGCCCTTCGGACGTTTCGTTTCGACGAAAAGAACATGACCGCCTGGCAAAAGAATGATTCGATCGGGCACTCCGGACCAACCCGGACAAACCCATTTCAAACAGAGCCCGCCGTGTTTTTCGATTGTTCGGCGTAATTTTTGCTCTACTTCTTTTTCGAGTTTCGTCATCAATTGATCCCCCAATTGCTCATGATTTTGTCGAGCATCGCTTTATACGTGTCTCGCTCAGCGATTGCGCGAGCGAGTGCGTGTTGATCGATGTTGACGGTCACCGGCGCGGTTTCGATGCCCAACGAACACATCATCGCTGCATCGATCGCAGCCATTTCTTCGTCGTTGCATACGCCGCTCCAATTACCAAGCAATTGAACAGACACGTGGTCGATTTGTTCGCATAACGCGACGGAAGGCGTGCCGGTTGCGTCAATTTTCACGTGCGTTGGCAGGTCTTTTTTCGGTTGAGTGGTAAGGTATACCACCTCAACCACGTCGCTGGTCGCGTTTAGCGCGTCGTTGCTGACGATGATGCCGGGACGCGATTTTGCGGTTTCCGAGCCATATGTCAACTCGTTTCGTCTTTTAACGAAATAAATGTTTCCTCGTTTGATCATTCTGTTTTCTTCCTTTCAAAATATCTTTGTCTGCCATACGGTTTGATTGTTTTTTGCGTTCGACCTTGTGATTGCCATTCCGGCATTTGCGCGAGAATGTCGCGAATTTCTTTGATCGCGTATCGATCGAATTTTTCCGGATTGCCTCCCAGCACCTCAGCCCATATTTCCAAAGCGCACACTGTCGAGCGTTCGATCGTGCCGAGCGTGTCGCTTTCCAAAAAAGCGCGGCGGCTGTATAAGTCCATGCTTTCCCAGTCTGCGGGCAGTCGTCGGTCGAGATAGTCGGCGATGATGCCCGCACGCGGATTTTCTTCTTCATAGCTTTCTTGAACTTCACGCGCGATTTTCTCGATGTTAGGCGGCAGGAAAAGGTCCTCACCTGATTTGTACATATGCAACGCTTCGGCCCATATCAGACGCACCATTTCAGGCGTTAAATCGTCCCATAATGACAGTCGCGGTTTGTTCGGTGTATCGACCACCCAAAAACGACGATTGCCGGTGGTGTCGCGAAGGAACTGCGATTCGTTGGTCGTGCCGATGAAGATGCACTGACGCGGGAACTCCTGCAACCTGCGTCCGTACGCTGGACGGAATCGGTCGGTCTGTTTTGATACATAAAGTTTGATCGTTTCGGCTTCTGCTTTACGCATTCCAGCCAATTCGCCGACTTCCATGAGCCAGACGCCGATCACTTGTTCATATGCTTCTTTGCCTTGCATCGTTGTGAACGTGTCACTGAACCACGGTCCGCCAAGTTTTGCGATCAACGCAGATTTACCGATGCCTTGCTTGCCTCGAAGCGTGAGCATGTAATCGAATTTACATCCGGGTCGGTAGATTCGCGCAACCGCTGCAGCGAGCGTTTTGCGTGTCACCGTTCGCGTGTAGGCGTTATCTTCCGCGCCCAGATAGTCGATCAACAACGATTCAACGCGCGGCACTTCGTCCCATTCGCATGATTCAAGGTATTCTTTGACCGGGTGGAAAGCGGCTTGTTGCGCGACGACGTTGACCGCGTCAAAGATGCGATCTTTACCGCTTAGGCCGTAGATGCGTTCGAGGTAGTATCGAAGCGCGGCATCGTCGGCATCGATCCATTGACTGACGCCTCGGATCTTTCGCCAAGGCAAGTCGCGCTTGATCACGATGTTGTGTTCCATTTCGTTGAGCGCCAAGCACCCGGCGAGTTTCGAATCGTTTTCGAGTATCAAAACCACGTTTTCGATCGTTTGCGCGAGCGCGCCTTTTTCGGTGATTTTCAATCGCTTTTTCCAGTCGTCGGGTTGCGACTCGTCGATCGGTGCGTCGAAATCGTTTGCTGCTTCGGCGGTTCGATCATTGACGAGCTGCACCTTGACGCGTTCATCGTTCGCGGCGAGTTGCGTCATCGCTTTATAACTCGGTCGTGATGTGATCGGTTTGTCGGGATCGAAATCGTTGTCGAGTTCGTGAAATTGATGCAAACGTACCAAATCCCACGCGTTGCACAATTGCATCGCGGCGGGATCGGTCGCGTGGTGGCTGTATGTGAATTTGTCATCATATACGACCACGCCCGCGGCGGTGCTGCCTTCGATGTATGTGTATCTGTTCGGCTCGTCGCAGGGTTGATAATTTGGCACATACATTTCGATCGCCTCGCGTATTGTGTACGCGCGGCAGAACGCACCGACGAGTCCGCCTTTTTCGAGAGGGTCCTTTTGTTTTGATGCTGTTTTTTTCTGCACGTCAGCGACGCGTGAGCTCATGGGCCACGATGATATGTCGCGCCAGTCGTGATATGTCGCAAGGATCGCATCAGGATCGAGGAAAGGCGCGTCGATGTATTCGAACATGTACTCGCCATCCAAGCTCGTGCTGGGCCAATACATCATGCGCTGCGGTTGATAGCTGGTGTCATCGAATTTATCAATGCCGAGCGACGAAGCGACGCGTCGACCGATGGCTTGATATTCGTCTGGATTGACGTCTCGCGACAGCGGAACGACTAATCGCAGACGCGGTTTTTCATTTGTGTGTTTGTGTGTGCTGTATATCGCGGCAGCGTTGCCGTACATCAACTCCCAATCAGGCCACAATTCGCCATCAGCGAAGTCGGCATCCAAACATAGGAGCGAACGGAAACGGATGTCGGAGCGGCTACCGTTGTTGCAGTAGCCCCCGACAAAGCCGCCCACGTCCTTGATTTGGCTTTGGTTGTCGCGATTCATCGCTTTGTATTCTGCCATCGTTTCGGGCGTTCGCGTGGTGACCGCCAACCGGTCCAGCAATTCGGACCAGTTGATCGGTTTGTTCTTCCACGTTTTCGTCTTTCGCGATGTACCAAAAGCGACGTCTAGCGCTTTGTCATGTGTTACATTCATATCGCATTAGTCCTTTTTATAGAATTTGGTCTCGTAACCGTCGCCACGAAGCAATAAGCTCGGCGCCCACTCGATTGGCTGACCCATGATCTCAGCCATGTCTTCCCAGTGGCTGCCTTCTGGCGCTTCCGCGATGATTTCGTCGTGAACGTGGAATACCGTTTTATAACCGGCTTCTTCGAGTCGCAACAGCGCAACCGCCAAGCAGTCGCGAGCGTATGCTTGCACGATGTTTTCGACGAGTTTTCCGCCCCACGTTTTGAGCTTCATCCACTTGCGCGATTCTTGCCCTTGTCCCATGAAGACGATGTTTTGATCTTCGATGCGTGCGTTCCAGTAGGACAGGATCCTTCCCGAAGGCAAACGGCAGCGAAGCGCGTCGGCGTCTTTGCGATATTTCACACCGCACGACAGCGTGAACGTGCGTCCCGGCGTTTGTATTGCCGATCGAGCTGCGTTTTCAGCTTCACGCCAAAATCTTGGGATCGTCGGCGACGCTAATCTCCACGCGTCGACGAGCCCCTGCATTTCTGCATCGGACAGGCCGAGCTTGTCAGCACCGAACGCGATCAACGCGTTGACGCCTCCTCCGTAACCGAGCGCGAGCTCCATGATTTTGCCTTTTTGACGTTCCGGGCTTCCTTTTTTGACGCTTTCGATCGGCACGTTGAACGCGCGAGAATAACTCGCTTCGTAGATTTTGCCGTCGCCTGCGAAGACGTCCTGTCTCCATTTCTCGCCGGATAAATACGCGATCACTCGCGCTTCGATTGCGGAGTAGTCTGCGACGAGGAAAGTGTGTTTCGGTTTCGCGACGAACGCGGTTCGGATCAACTGACTGAGCACGTCGGGCACGTTGACGTAGCAATATTCCAAATATTCCAAATCTCGCTCGCGCACCAATTCGCGCACGTGCTCGATGTGATCGAGATGATTTTGAGGTAAGTTTTGAATCTGCACCAAACGACCTGACCAGCGCCCGGTTCGGCCTGCGCCGTAGTATTGCAACAGCCCCCGCACACGATCGTCGCTGCATGCGGCAGAAAGCATCGCTTGGTATTTCTTCGTGCTCGTTTTGCCGAGCAGTTGTCGAAGCTCAAGCACGCGTTTCGTCGTTCGATCGATCGCTTTGGATTTGAGCTCCTCGACGGTTTCCTTGTTCAAACTTTCACAATACAAGCCCGCCGATTCCAGCCACGTCTTGAGTTGTGCGACGCTGTTCGGATTGTCGAGCCCGGTCAGGCGTTGCATTTCGATCGAGTGTTCGGTCGTGAACGATTCATCGACATCGACTGCCGCTTTCGCCAATTCGGTATCAACTAAAACGCCGCGCTCGTTGATGCGGTTATCGAGCGCCCAGATTTGGCGTTCGAACTCAGTCACCGGGAAATGCTCTAAACGTTTGTGGATGTCGCGCATCGTGACCACGTCACGTTGAGCATATTGTTTGAAGCGTTCCCATTTATCCGGCGCGTGTTCAGGCAGATTTCGCGTGCGTCCGCCGTTCGCGATCGTCGGATTGCAAGGTTTGCAGAAATAGTTGATCAACGATGTGCCTTCTTTGATTTTTTGGTTTTGCAATTGAAGCGCGGCACCCGCTTCGTCCAAGCTCATCGGCAGACCATTCATCGCGCATTCGATCATCGTGTCGAGCCATTCTTCCGGCGGCATGTACTGCCCGAATTGACGTTTATAAGCGTTTCGTTCAAAAGCGGCATTGTGCGATATTTTCAACACGTTCGGGTCGTTCAGCCCGTCAAGCACGTCTTGCAACTCGAGTTCCACGTCGATCGGGTCGAAAAAGTCAATCACACGCACCGGATCGTCGTCCCACGCATAAGCGAGCAACATGATTTCGAAATCAGGATGCTCCATGTACTTGAAAGCACCGGATCGTTTGATATCTTCGCCGCTGTATGTTTCGATGTCGGTGTATAATACGCGACGCTGATCGAACGGGATCGACGACTCGATTGCTTCGCGCGGTTTCATGCTCGGCAGGATCGGGCGGTTGGTCGTCGGCGTGTATGCTTCAACCACGCGTTCGGGCGTTTCGCTTGCGCGATTTCCTGACGTTTTAGCGCGTTTTGACGTTTGTTCGGTCGCTTGCTTAGGTTTCGACGTTGGCGTCGTCTGATCAAGGTATTTGACGCGCCTGGTGACGCCTTTTTGCGTTATGTAGAGCAATTGCGTCCTTATACCGAGCGATTTGCAGGCTTTTTCGGTTTCGTTTTCGACCTTGTGTCTGCCGGTGACCACCGTCAAATAAAACTCCTCCTTGAGTTTTTTCAATTCGTCGATCGTTGGCGGCGTGTCGTTATCGTCCACGACGAGCATCTTGTGCGGTTTTGCATCGTAATCCGGCCCGACGTATTCAAACGAGGCCGCGATGCGCTTCGTGTCGTATTGCAGCGAAGACGTTGCCGAATCTTTCTGCTGTTTATTGGATGATGACGTTTCGCGCCAATTTTTATTCGTCGCAAGATGACGACGCAGGCGAACGTGTGTGGTTCGGATGAAATACTTTGCGCCTTGGTTGATGTAGTACTCGCCGAAGAAGTTATTGATTTTCGTGCCCATGCTCAAGCCTTGGTAATCAGGCAATACAACCAGACGATGCGTTCGCCATGCGTATTTATACGCGCCAGACGGCATCGAAATGACGCTGTTCATCGCGACCAACGTGTCGCCCCAGTAGATCGGGTAAAAACGGCAAGCGGGATTGAGTTCCGCGGTTAAATAGTGATGCTTCCTAAATATTCCCCACAGATCGCGAGCATCGGACTGGTAGATTTGTAGGGTGATGTTTCCCCCAAGTCAGCACCTCGGCAGTCGTATATCTTCTCCGTGTCGAGGTCGATCACGATGTCGGGTTTGAGAAAAGGTATATAATCTTTGTGACAAGAACAAAAAACCACGTGATGCAGGTTCTTGTCGTCGATGTATCGTTTCACGCCGTTGCAAGTCGATTTCGCGACGTTTCGGTCGATCGTTGAAGTGAACTCGTCAAAGATGCTGTATGATTCGAGGTTCAACGCGAGGTCTGCGCGAAATCCCTCTCCCACGGATAAAACGCGACGGGGTCTGCACCAAACAGGCATTGAATTGAGACCGACCGCGCTCAAGCGTTCGCTCGCATCTTGTGGCGTTGCAAAATTCGAGACGATCGCGTCATCGTTGTATTGACGCATTTCGGATTTGTAGTTCTTGAATTCGCGCAGCAACGTGCTTTTACCGCTTCCGCTGGCGCCCACGATGCACAACGTCTTGAAATCGAAATCAAGCGGGGGCAATTCGAACGGATAAACGATGCTTTCACCGGTGAACGTATAATCGAAATTTTTTTGCACCATGTCGGTGAACTCATCGAGGCGCACTTTAGTGATCAGCGGCTCGGTTTTTCGTTTTATCTCGTATAATACCGGGCATTCGGAATAAGCCATTTTTCCTCCTTCTTAGTTGTTCGATCTCAGGATCGGAGCGATTTGTTCGCCCCGATCCCGATGATGATGGAAATTTAGATTGTTTCGATTAGTTCATGAAGTCATCGTCGTCCATGTCTGCGTCGCGATAGTCGTCATCGAAATCATCCGCAGAACCGACAGTGCCGAAAGGTTCGCCATCGCTGAGCTTCTGAATCGAAAGCAGACCCGCGCTGATGCCCTTCTTGCCGGCCTGGTTGTAGCCGTAGAAATTGATTGCCGCGCGACCGTAGCATCCGCTATATACTTCGGTGGGATCGGTCACCTCGTTGCGGAATGCGTCAACGATTACCGGTTTCTGTTTGCTGGAAACTGTGATCACCCAGCAATCTTTGCACTCGGGTCCGTACGGATCGCCGCTGTCGCGTGTTCCGTCGCCGTCGTGCAGCGTGTGATTGGGTTTCGCGGGAAGGCTTGCTGCGCCGTTACGTTCGCGGAACTTGTCAGCCGCTTCTTTCATCGCGGCTTGAATCTTCGCGAAAGTCGTGGTGTCGCTCTTCGGGATGAGAAGCGTCACGCTGTACTTGGGATCGCCACCGTTTACATTAGCCTGAGGCTCGAAGATGTGGCAGTACGAGAATCTTACTTTTCCTGTTACTACTTTGGTTGCCATAATTTTTAAATCTCCTTTTTATATAAATAATTTTTTATGGTTTAATTGAAATCATTTTTTGCTTCTGCGAGCCGATCATATATCGGACGCTTGTCCGATTCAGGCGCGATTTGAGGTGCGCCGGGTGCGCGTTCGATCAACGCGTCAAGGAGTTCAACGACCTTTTTCTTGCCGATCGCTTTGTCCATTTGTGAAGGGCTGAGCAATTTGGTCTCGGTGTAATCGTCGACAGAATATCCGGCGACGTTTAACGCGTCGGCGACTTTCAATTCATCGATCCATTTGCGATTGCCGAGTTTACCTTCGACTACTTTATATCCTGGGATGTCTTCGCCGTTGAGCATGGCGGTGAGTGCTTGTTCCTTGACGCGTTTCAACCACAACGCGATCACAGGCTCCATCGCGAGCACTTCGGTGATCTCATGCGGTGCGAGCTTGGGAATAGCCACGCGAAGGTCGTGCGTTTCGACAAAATCGGTGCACGTTTTGGTCAATTCGCGACATTTGCCCGCATGCGGACAAAATTTACAATGCGATCCGGCACAATATTCGCCTTTACCTTCTGCAGCATTTGCCGCGATCGGTTTGACGGTTTCGCTCGCCCAAACGAGCAAGTCGTCAACAGTTCCTTTATCCACGCTTTCGTTATTGATGCGAGGTTGATAGATATGTATCTCGTATTTTTTCACATCGTAAACAAAACCAAAATCGTTGAGCGCGCCTAATGCGTAAAGCTTCAGCTGCGGGTTGTCGATCGCGGAAACAGGAACGCCTACGCCGTACTTGTAATCGATGACGATCATCGTGTCGTCTTGTAAGATGATGCAGTCGCACGTGCCGAATCCATCCGGCACCCAAGGAGAAAAATCCACGCGTTGTTCGAGCAAAATCACGGCTTCGTCTCCCTTAATTTGTTCTTGGATATAATCGCGATAACCTTGAGCGCATTCATACATTTCGGGAGTGATGTCGGGATTTGTTTTGACATCGATTTCGGGACAAAATGTCTCGCCGCGTGCAACCGCTTCCGCGACCTCATGCGCGAGCGTTCCTTCGCGGGTGAAATCGGTGTCTTGATTCGGATATGCTTCAGCCGCGATTGCGGAAGGAGGACAAGCGAGCCAACGATGCGCACTTGATGCGCTGAGCAGTGCATGAGCTCGAGCGCTGTGATCGTTCAATGTTGTCATGCGTTACCTCCTTTCGATATTTCGCCGCATTCATGCACGCGATGGAATTTGTTCGCTAAATCGATCAACCCAAGCAAATCGTTTTTGACTTCGTCGCTCACGTTGTTGCTGTTCAATCCGGCTTTTACCAAGTGGTATGCGATTTGTACAATTTGACGGTCGTCAAAATTAGCTTTTAAACTGCCGCACCACAACGGTAAAACAGAATAATCTAGGTCAGCCCCCGACAGGTTAGCCCACGACAGGTTAGCCCCCGACAGGTTAGCCCCCGACAGGTCAGCCCCCGACAGGTCAGCCCCCGACAG